TTATGCTGAAACATTACCACTACCTCCAAAACCACATGATATTGATACTAATGATGATGCAAGACTGCAATATAGGAAGGCTGCAAGTTTAATCCATGACCAAAATGCCCATGACCGAGCAAAAAGATTTCAATGCTTATCTTTGCTAGATACTGGACTGTATTACAAAGAAGAAACCTTTTACCACGTTTATCAGGCAGATTTTACAGGTAGAATTTACCCTGCTGCTGCTACTTTTAACCCACAGGGAAATGATTTAGCTAGAGCTTTACATAGATTTGCTGAAGGCAAGCCTATAAAGAACGGAGAAGCTAAGAACTGGCTTGGTATTGCAGGTGCAAATCACTGGGGTATGAGTCGTTGTAGCTATGAAGAAAGAATAGAGTGGGCTAATACAGAAGGGGCAGCACTGGCAAGACAGGTAGCTAGTAATCCAGAAGCGACTGTTGCTTTATGGAGTAAAGCTGAAGAGCCATTCCAGTTTATTAGTTGGTGTTTGGAATGGAGTGGGATGCTGGATGAAGGCTATGGATATATATCAAAGCACCCTGTGTTGTTGGATGGTAGTAACAATGGCTATCAACACTTTGCAGCCATGACCTGTGACCAAGACCTTGCAGGTAAGGTAAATCTCATTCACTTAAATCAAATACAAGATCTATATAACGAGGTAAGAACAGAACTGATTGCTGATCTAGCTGACAGTGAAGATCCTTTGGCTAAAGATTGGCATGAACATAGAGAATCTATAACAAGAAAGTTTGTAAAGAAACCAATAATGATGATTCCTTACTCAGGAACTTTGTATGGTATCTGTTATGCGATCAAAGATTATATACATCAACAAGATATACAACTGCCCTGGCCACAAGATGACTTTGCACATAACTATTTTTTAGCAAAAAAAATTGTTGAGATTGCAAAAAAGGTATGTCCTAAATCATCAATAGTTATGCAATATTTAACAGACATTGCTAAATGTTTTGGGAAAGAAAGTAAAGTAATGAGATGGATTACACCTTCTAAGTTTTATATTAATCAGAATTATTACAAGCTTAATAGTAAACAAATAAAGACTAAAATAGGCACTAGCACTATAAGGTTGTCACTTACTGATAGGACAGACGAGGTCGATAGTAGAAAAACAAGTCAGTCTTTTGCTGCTAACTTTGTGCATAGTTTAGACGCTGCTAATGTACATTTAGCATTACATAAAAGTAAGGAGAAAGGTCTTAGTAACTTTACGACTATCCACGATTGTTTTGGTTCAACTGCTGCTGACATCCAAGAATTTATATCCTGTGTAAAAGAATCTTTTGTAGAAATGTACACCAATAATGTATTAGATGATCTATACGATCAGTCAGTGCAACAGTTAGATAAACCTAAGAAATTACCGACACCACCAGATTTAGGGGATTTTAATATCTGTGAAGTTTTATTAGCACCATATGTATTTAGCTGACAAAGGGATGACAGATAAAAAATGTACGATAACATCAATATTACGTCTAACGCAGACGATTTTAAAAGAAACTACAACAGAAATTTCCAAATGATTAAATCAGAAATTCTTAACATCACAACACCCGTATGTCTATTTCAATTTGCATGGTTAGTAGAACCAGATACTAAATTTGATGCTTCTGGCATCTGGCAAGTTGAATGTCTTATCGACCCAGAAAAATCACAGCAAACTGAAGAACAGTTAACAGGTCTTTTAGAAAGATGGAAAAGTCAGCTAAAAGCTGCTAGTCCGAGCAAGAAGTTTAAGCTTGCTCCTTTACCTTGGGAGTACACAGAAGTAGATGGACAACCATTCTTCAAGGTAAAGACCAAGATGAAAGGTGGTGGGGTAAGAGCAGACGGTACGCAGTGGAAACAACGACCACCTGTTTTATTTAATCCTGACGGTTCTCCTATGTCAGAAGATCAGAAGGAAAGGGTAAACAAATGTGGTCCTGGTACAACTGGACAAGTCAATATGCGTTGCAGTGGTTGGGAAACAGCAGCCTTTGGTGTTGGTATAAAAATCCAACCAGAAGCTGTCATCATCCACAACCATGTCGAATACAACAAAACCGCACAAGGCTACGGCTTTGAAACAGAAGAAGCAATCGTTGAAGAGAAGCCCAAAGTCCAAGGCTTTGAGACAGTCGGTGCAGGGGACGAATTTTAGAAGCAAGTTTGAAGCTGGAATAGCAGCTACACTTCATGCAAATAAAATTCAATTTACTTATGAAACACTCGATATTGACTACAAAATCAGTTGCACTTATAAGCCTGATTTCATCCTTGACAACGGCATCTGTGTTGAAACTAAAGGCTTCTTCTCAAAGGAAGACCGCAGAAAACATATTGCGATCAAGACGCAACGACCCGAACTAGACATTCGGTTTTGTTTTCAGAACAGCAAAGCAAAATTGAGTCGTGGCAAAAGAAGTTTAACCTATGGTGCTTGGGCAACCAAGCATGGGTTTCTCTGGAGTCATGGCTCTATCCCAGAAGAATGGTATGAACAGCAAATATGTAAGAAAGACTAGCTGCCCTGAATGTGGCAGTAAAGATAACATGGCGATCTATGACGATGGACATGGATATTGTTTTGGTTGCAGTTTTACATTGCAGCCAGAGAAAGAGAAACCCAGAAAAGCTTTTATCAAGACAGTGAAGAAACCATTACTAAAATTTGTTAACCCAAAACCTTTACCAAAACGTGGCTTGACCCAAGAAACTTGTGAAATGTTTGGCTATGGAATATCAGAACATCAGGGAGTTCCTGTACAGGTTGCAACCTATGAAGATAAGCTAGGTAGGCAAGCAGCACAGCACATAAGATTTCAGAACAAAAAATTTATCTGGGTAGGTGATGTAACAGAACTACAGCTATGGGGACAAAGGCTTTGGAGACAACAGAATACAGGTAATATGTTTGTCACCATCACAGAAGGAGAGATAGATTGCATGTCTGTTTCTCAGGCACAAGGTAACAAGTTTCCTGTGGTAAGTTTGCCTTCTGGTTCACAATCAGCTAACAAGTACTTAGCAGCAAATTTAAAATGGTTATCTCAATTTGTACGAATAGTACTTTGTTTTGACAGTGACGAGCCTGGCATGGCTGCTGCCGAAAAAGCAATTAAAATCTTACCTGCTGGTAAGGCAGCTATATGTAGACTCCCTAGAAAAGACGCTAATGAAATGCTCCTCGCAGGGGAGGGGGATGAACTTAGAAAACTCTTATTCCAAGCAACACCTGTTAGACCAGATGGAATACTTAATGCCTCTAACCTCTGGGAAGAACTAACCAAGAAAGGAACTAACAGCGTTTGTCCTTTTCCTTACCCAAAGCTAGATGAGTTTACAAAGGGCTTTCGTAAAAGTCAGATGATAACGATAGCAGCAGGTAGTGGTACAGGTAAATCGACTATCTGTAGAGAGTTTGCACATCACTTTCTTAAGAATAAACTGACTGTTGGTTACATTGCTCTTGAAGAGAGTGTACAGAGAACAATGCAGGGCATACTCGGTGTGGAGATGAATAAACCCCTACACCTAGAGGATAATGTAGAAGAAACAGAAGGGTTAAAACAATCCTTTGACAAACTGTTTGGTTCAGAAAAACTATTCTTATATGATCACTTCGGATCTATGGACCCTGACAGGTTAATAGAACAGATCACTTATCTTGCAACAGCAGAAAATGTAGATGTAGTGATATTGGATCATCTAACAATAGTAGTCTCTGGTATTGCAGATGTAGATGAAAGAAGGGCTATTGATATTGCGTGTACAAAATTACGACAGGTTGTTGAATCTACTGGTATAGGTTTGATACTTGTCAGCCATTTAAGAAGACCTCAAGGTGTGTCGCATGAACAGGGAAGCACTGTTAGTACTTCAGATCTAAGAGGTAGCTCTGGAATTTTACAGCTATCAGATTTATGTATCAGTGCAGAAAGAAATCAGCAGTCGGAAAGCTATGCAGAAAGAGCAGAACTACAGCTACGAGTCCTCAAAAATAGACATACAGGGATGACAGGACCGATAGATAAATTATTGTATGACCAAAGCACTGGGAGGCTAGTCGTACCTGTAACCAACTACTTTGGAGATTAATGACTTTACTAATTGACGCTGATTGGCTTATCTATTCTTCATGCTGTGCATGTGAACAGGACATAAAATGGGATGACAATCTACATACTCTTCATGCTGATGAAAGAGATGTACATGAAATGATTGATGGCAGAGTCTCTTACTATCAGACTATTGCTGAAGGAGATAAAGATGTTGTTATGTGCTTTACTGAGTACCCGACATTTAGACATACAATATATCCAGAGTACAAAGCTAATAGAAAGAACAAAAGAAAACCTTTAGCCTTTAAGAAAGTAGTAGAACAGGTAAGAGAAAAGTATGAATCAAAAAGTTTTGATGGGCTAGAAGGAGATGATGTTATGGCTCTGCTTGCAACATCAAAACAATACGACAACCCAATAATAGTTTCAGTTGACAAGGACATGAGATCTGTACCCTGCACACTGCTTGCAGGCGATGACCTGGAACTTATAACCAAACGTAAAGCTGATAGACATTGGATGAAGCAAGCCCTTACAGGGGACAGTACAGATAACTATTTTGGTATAGATAAAGTAGGACCAGTAACAGCAGAAAAGATACTGGGAGAATCTAAAACCTTAGAACAGATGTGGGAGAAGGTAGTAGCTGCGTATGAGAAAAAGAAATATGACTTTGCTGATGCTGTACTTAACGCACAGCTCGCAAGAATATTGAGACATGGAGACTTTGATTACAAGACAGGAGAAGTATCTTTGTGGACTCCATAAAAAAACACCAGCAACTTACGGGTAAGAAAAGTTACTAGCATTTTTGTTGCTTGGATAAGCATATCAACCTTATCACACATATTTTAAGCTGCTATACTTTATTATCAAAAGTGAACTACAATAACTATAAATCTTATTAATCATGTCATCTGAAAAGCTTCCTGTTATTACAGATGAATTGATTTTTGCCTTAGATCAAATCTTTCCTAATCGTCATCCTGATTTGTCTTTATCTGATAGAGAGGTATGGTATAGAGCAGGGCAACGATCTCTTGTTGACTACCTTATTGAACAGCAATCAAGGCAAAAAGATACCATGCTCACAGAATCAGTCTTGGAGAATTAATTATGTGTTTGTTTAGACCACCCAAATCACCCGAATTACCAAAGGCATTACCAAAAGATTCTGCTATAGAAGATACTGCGGATAAAGTTGTAATCGCTGACAAAAGAACACAACCTGATAAAAAGAAAAAGGCTATAAAAAGTACAAGAGTTGCTAGACGTTTAGGTACAAGATCCCTACAGATACCTCTTAATCCTGGTGTTCAATCTGGGAACTTAAACTACCCAACATAACATGGAGTATTCAACACAAGGACAAACTGCTGGTGGTAGATATGCACAACTTCAAAGTGCAAGGTCTACTTACGATAGAGAAGCAAAAGAATCATCAAAGCTAACCATACCTAGTCTGATACCAGAAGAAACTACAGGTACTAGAGCAAAGATAAAAACTCCCTTTCAAGCTGTAGGTGCTAGAGGTGTTAACAGCCTTGCATCTAAATTATTATTTACCTTACTTCCACCAGGTACATCATTCTTTAAACTTACAATTGATAGCCTTGAATTACTTAAGCAAGGACAAAGTGGATTAGAAACTGAAATAGATGTAGGTCTGAGAGCATATGAATCAGCTTTAAATAATGATATAGAGATCTCTAACGATAGAGTCGCAATGTTTGAAGCGTTGAAACATCTGATCGTTGGAGGGAATGTTCTTCTCTATCTCACAGATGATGGACTGAAGGTATATCCACTGGCTAAATTTGTATGTAAAAGAGATGCAGTCGGTAATGTTTTAGAAATTATTACAAAAGAATCTGTTAATTCTAAAGCATTAGAACCAGAGTTTCTTGAACAAATAAAGAAAAAAGAAAACTATGATGAGAAATCAATGGATGCTGACCTTGATATATTTACTTATGTCAAGAGAGTTAATGATGAATTTATTTGGTATCAAGAATGTAAGGGAGAAAAAATACCAGGTACTGATGGCAGATCAAAAGTAGATGTATCACCTTGGATAACTCTCAGGTTTGTAAGAATAGATGGTGAAGATTATGGTAGAGGTTATGTAGAAGAATATAGAGGAGACCTGATCAGTTTAGAAGCTTTGATGCAGGCAATCATAGAAGGGGCTGCCGCATCAGCTAAGACTTTATTTCTTGTAAACCCTAACGGTGTAACCAGAGCAGCAACACTAGCCAAAGCTCCTAACGGTGCAATAAGAGAAGGTAGTGCAGCAGATATATCTGTTATGCAAGTCAACAAGGGAGCAGACTTCCAAGTATCTTTCTCTGCCATACAAAGAATTGAATCAAGACTTGAGTATGCCTTTCTTATGGCAAGGTCTGTGCAGAGAGATGCTGAAAGAGTAACAGCAGCAGAAGTTACCATGATGGCTAACGAACTAGAGAATAGTCTTGGTGGTATTTACTCCATACTTACCCAAGAGTTTCAACTTGTATATTTAAGAAGACGTATTCATATGATGGTTAGATCTGGTAAAGCTCCTAAGTTACCAGAGAAGATAGTAAAACCTAAGATCGTTACTGGTGTGCAGGGTCTTGGTAGAGGTAATGATCGTAATAAGCTTGTTGAATTTATCGGCACAGTAAGTCAGGCTCTGGGTCCAGACATAATGCGTCAGTACATGAATGTAGATGAAGCAATAAAACGTCTGGCAAATTCAATAGGAATAGATACTGCTAACCTAGTGAAGACACAGGAAGAGATACAAGCTGAAATGCAGGCAATGCAACAGCAACAGCTTATACAAAGTCTCGGACCTGCTGCTCTTGGATCTCCTTTACTTGATCCTAAAAACAATGCACAAGCACAACAACTAACAGAGGAAGCTAATGCCAACCAAGAAGAATGATTCAACACCAGAAACTGAAGCAGCAAAGGCTGTTGTCAGTAAGCTAGGTGTTAATGACAACCCTAAGCCAACAAGTCCTAAAGTGGTCGAAACTAAAAATGGCCGTACAATGACTTATAACTAAACAAATTTTATGACTTCATCCCAGGTAAATGTCACAGAGACACCACCAATGTCTCAGCAAGATTTAGAAACTCTTGCAAAAAATGAAACTGATGAGAACGGTCTAATACTAGGTAAGTTTAAATCAGTAGAAGATCTTGCTGCTAGTTATAAAGAACTGGAAGGTAAGTTAGGAACAGTAACAGAAGAAGATCAACCACAAACAGAAGAAGAACAGACCGAAACTAACGACACTGAATTTAATGCAGAAGAGTTTTATGGTGATGGCCTTGCTTCAGTATTAGAAGAAGTTGGTATTGATCCACAAGAGATCTCTAATAGATTCCAAGAGTCAGGTGAAATCAATGAAGACGATTACACCAAGCTAGGAGAGGCAGGTTTTTCTAAACAAGTTATAGATACCTACCTTGATGGATTAAGAGGTGGGGCAGCTTCTGGTAAAGATATTGCCACAGCACAGATACAAGGCATTAAGGATTCAGTCGGTGGTGATGAAAACTACGGTAAGATGGTGGCATGGGCCATTAAAAATCTACCTGCTGAAGAGGTAAAAGAGTTTAATTCTTTAACTGAAACAGCAAATGCAACAGCAATTAAATTTGCAGTACAAGGTCTTTATTCTCAATACAATAACGCTATGGGTGTTGAACCAAACTTAGTATCAGGTCGTGCTTCATCAAGTGGACCTACACCATTTAG